TATGCCAATCACTCTTGAAGGAATTCAGATGGAAGATAACTATGAAGATGATTTCCTTACTAGAAGAGCATTAGTTTACACTTTGAACTTTGTATGTAAGACTTACTTATTTGGTCCTATCAACAACAGTAGTGAAGGACTTATTAAGAAAGTACAGACAGACTACTATTCCGATACAGAAAAACTCAATATTGCAACAAGACAACAAAGATACACTGCTGTCCCTGTTGCAATAAAAGACTATACTAATGATGACACCGCTAGAACAAATCAAGTCATTGATACTGTAGTAACGGCATTTAATGTTAACAGTGCAACTCCGTTCAAGAAAGGTGATTATATACAGATTGATGATGAGAAGATGTTAATCCGAGGTGTATCTGGAAACAGATTGACTGTTAACCGAGGAGAGTACAATAGTGAAATTGTATCGCATGACATAAATATTCCTATTCATGCTATCAATGCACAAGATGACACTAAGGTAGTTGAAAAGGTACTCGAATTCGGTGATGACTTCGGATTCGGTGAAACCGTAACTGACTTTAATTCAGATGGCACTGTTTTTAGTGAAACTCAACAAAGGGATGTTGACCAATGATTGAAGATGAAAACTTTGACTCTATAGATGAGGCACTAGAGGTTTCTTCTGAAATAATTAAGAAAGAACCCATTGCCAAACCTACAAAAACTAGTCCTAAGCACCTCAAGTCTGATGAAGAAGACGTAGAGAAGGACTACAAATATAGTAGAGCTCAGTTGTATTCTTTAGTTGAGAAAGGTCAAGAGGCAGTAGACGGTGCATTAGATGTTGCACAACAGTCCGACTCTGCAAGGGCGTATGAAGTTGCTGGTCAACTTATCAAACACGTTGCAGACACGGCAGATAAACTGATTGATCTCCAGAAAAAGATGAAGGAGATTGATGAGGTCAAAGAGAAGAACACTACCAATGTTACCAATAACTCTTTGTTTGTAGGAAGCACTGCTGACTTACAAAAGATGCTAAAACAAATGAAAAAGGACACCAAATGAAAAGTTTCAAATCAATCAACGAAGAAGGTAACTGGCAGAGATTGAATAAGTATGGTGCAACCTATACTATCACTTTTCAGTTTAGAGGTCAGACTAAATTTATTCAAATGTTCTTTCCTCAAAGAGCAAGACCTTTGAAAAAGAATGTTCAATATGAATTGAACAAAGTATATCCAGGCAGTAAAGTATTATACTTTGATGCTAGTGATAAAGATCCCACGAAACCGTTATTAGTAATTGACGCATAAACTATGCCTGATAATAATGCACAATACCTTGGAAACCCTAATCTAAAAAAAGCAAACGTTGCTCAGAACTTTACTAAGAAACAAGTTGCTGAGTTTTTGAAGTGTGCTCAAGACCCTGTATATTTTGCTAAGAACTATGTACAGATCATTAACTTGGATGAAGGTCTAGTACCATTCGAGATGTATGACTTTCAAGAAAAGTTAGTTAATAATTTCCATAATAATAGATTCAATATCTGTAAGATGCCTCGACAGTCAGGTAAGTCAACGACTGTGGTGTCATATCTTTTACACTATGCCATCTTCAACGATAGTGTTACAATAGGAATCCTTGCAAACAAAGCTCAGACTGCAAGAGATCTACTTGGTAGATTACAGATTGCATATGAGAACTTACCCAAGTGGATGCAACAGGGTATCATTGCATGGAACAAAGGATCTATGGAATTGGAAAACAAATCCAAGATCATTGCGGCATCTACCTCTGCATCAGCTGTTCGAGGTATGTCATTCAACATTATATTCTTAGACGAATTTGCGTTCGTTGCCAACCATTTAGCAGATGATTTCTTTAGTAGTGTATATCCTACTATTAGTTCTGGTAAGTCTACTAAGGTAATTATTGTTTCTACCCCAAGAGGTATGAATCATTTTTACCGACTGTGGCATGATGCGGAACTAGGTAGAAACGAATACGTCACCACAGACGTTCACTGGTCAGAAGTGCCAGGTAGAGATGAAGCGTGGAAAGAACAGACGATCAAGAACACATCAGAGGCACAGTTCCGTGTTGAGTTTGAGTGTGAGTTCTTAGGATCTGTTGATACATTGATTGCACCATCTAAGTTGAAGACTATGGTGTATGATGAACCAATCAATACTGGAAAGAGAGGCGGTGAGATATATCAAAACCCGATAGAAAAACACAATTATTCAATCACAGTAGACGTTGCAAGAGGTGTAGAGAAAGATTACTCTGCTTTTATTGTGTTTGATACAACTACATTTCCATATAAAGTAGTTGCAAAGTATAGGAATAATACTATAAAACCAATGTTATTCCCTAGTGTTATTGCAGAATTTGCTAGGGCATATAATAATGCTTTTATATTATGTGAGGTAAATGATATAGGTGATCAAATTGCATCTATATTATTCTATGATTTAGAATATGAAAATGTCTTGATGACTGCTGTGAGAGGTAGAGCGGGTCAAGTTTTAGGACAAGGATTCTCTGGTAGTAAAGTTCAACTAGGAGTCAAGATGTCTAAGACTGTAAAGAAAATAGGCGCTTTGAACCTAAAGACACTCATTGAGTCAGATAAATTAATCATCAATGACTACAATATAATTGCAGAACTGACAACTTTTATTGAAAAATCAAACTCGTTTGAGGCAGAAGAAGGTTGTAATGATGACCTTGCTATGTGTTTGGTTATATTTGCATGGTTAGTGATGCAAGATTATTTTAAAGAGATGACCGATGATGATATACGAAAGAGAGTCTATGATGATCAAAGAGATCAGATAGAACAAGACATGGCTCCTTTTGGTTTCATTGCTGACGGTGTATCGGAAGAGACTTCATTCGTAGACAGTTCTGGTGACAGATGGCATGTAGACGAATATGGGGATAGATCTTATATGTGGGATTACCTGTAATGGACTTAGATGATCCAGTTTTATTTTTACACGAAAGAAAATGTAGAGTTTGTGGAAGAACATATCCACTGACAGAGGGTTTTTACTTGACTAGAAAGAGTAGAGGAGTTCTGCCTTCGTCATACTCATATGAGTGTAAAACCTGTACTATTGATCGAGTAAAGAGAAAAAGAAGGAAAGATAAACCAGACGTATATCCAGATTGGTAGGGGGTTCATGTACGATTTCCCCACAGAAAAGGTCATTTTTCTAAATAATAACAGATAAACAACTGAGATCCAAGAGGAACACAAACATGGCGCTTAATCTAGTATCTCCAGGCGTTAAGGTAAGAGAGGTTGACTTAACTGTAGGAAGGATTGACGGCCTTGCCGATCAGGTGGGTGCTATTGCAGGACCTTTCGCAAAAGGACCTGTCAACGAACCAGTATTGATCGAGACAGAAGCTGACTTACTTGCAACGTTTGGTAAACCCTATACCGCTGACGGACAATATGAATACTGGATGACTGCATCCGCGTTCTTGTCATACGGTGGAGTTCTTAGAGTTTTAAGAAGTGGTAACGACGTACTTTCTAATGCTAACGTACCTGTTGGTGCTGCAGTTACTAACTTACAAATCAAGTCTCAAGAAGACTATTACAACAATTATTCTCAACCCACATCTTGGCATTACGCTGCAAGATCACCTGGCTCTTGGGCAAACGATCTTAAGATATGCACCATTGATGGTGCCGCAGACCAGAGAATTGCAATCGGTACAGAAGGATTATCAGTTGGATTCGCTGTAACTGCTGCGTTCTCATCTCAGGTTGCAAACACAGATGGAACAGTTGGTGTTCAAACAGGTTACTTAAAAGGTATCATCACTGGAATCAATGTTGGTTCTGTTGATGTCAAGGTTGCTGCGAAACATAACGTTTCTGATGACACTTGGACAAAGGCCAGTTACGAAGAAGGATCTGAAACTAATTCTTTCCAAGGATATAGTCTATCGATCTTTACTGCAAACGAAAATGCTGATGCCACAGTTAACCATGCAAACAGACTGAAGATCTTTAACAATTCTGGACAGTCCGTTTCGATTGAAAGAACTCAATTCCAAGCAAACATTGGTATTGGTTCCACAACTATCGAATTTGGATCAGATTTAAACACACTTAAGACTGCACCTGGCGACACAATCAGATCTCTTAACGGAACTTACTCTGGTACTATTGTTTCTTACGCAACCACTGGTGGTGTTGCACAAATCATCATGGACACTGCAGCAACTGTTGCATTTGCAAACACAGCATTCCAAGTGATGTCTGGTATTGACAGTGGTATCTACCTCAGAGAAGGTAACTCCGTTGTTGACTGGTATGATCAACAGACTCTTGGACTTACAAACCAGACTATCTTCTGGAGTCAGATTGCAAATCGTCCATCAACTTCTGAATATGCTAAAGACAGAAGTGGTGAAAACGATGAAGTTCATGTTGTCATTGTTGATGACACAGGTAAGGTAACAGGCACATCTGGAAACATTGTAGAGAAATGGACTGGATTATCTAAGGCAACTGATGCTAAGGTTTCTCCTTCTACAAATATCTACTACAAAGATTACGTTGCACAGTTCTCTAACTATGCTTTCGTTGGTGTTGCTCAAACTGGTCTTGGTCTCAAGAACACTGCTTTAAGTGGATACACAGTGGATGGTTCTGGTGTTTGGGGACAACCAGCACAGGGAGTTAATTTCAACGGTTCAGGTCCTAAGACATTCTCACTTGCTCAAGGAAATGACTACGGTGGAATTGGTAGATATGAATGTTCATTAGGTGAGGTTGTAAATTCTTACACAGTTCTTGACAACCCTGCTGAGTATGCAGTCAACTTCCTTATCCAAGGTCCTTCAAGTGGTGCATCCATTTACGAAGCACAGGCTAAGGCAAACAAACTGTTGAGTATTGCAGCTGTCAGAAAAGACTGCGTTGCATGTATCTCTCCTTACAGATCTGGAGTTGTTGGTGTAACTAACACTGATCAACAAACTGCAAACATCGTACAGTTCTACGATAGTTTACAATCTACATCTTATGGTGTATTTGACTCTGGTTATAAGTACACATTTGATAGATTCAATAATACATTCAGATACATTCCTCTGAATGGAGACATTGCTGGATTGATGGCAAGAACTTCGATTAACTCATTCCCTTGGTTCTCCCCTGCTGGAGCAGCTAGAGGAACAATCAACAATGCTATCAAACTTGCATACAACCCATCTCAAGCACAAAGAGATACGATTTATCCTAAGAGAATTAACCCTGTTATCTTCTCTCCTGGCTCTGGTATCGTATTGTTCGGTGACAGAACTGCTCAGAAGCAAGCTTCTGCTTTCGATAGAATCAACGTCCGTCGCTTGTTCTTAACAATCGAAGGAACTATCGAGAGAGCTGCAAGATCACAACTCTTCGAGTTCAACGATGAACTTACAAGATCCAACTTCTTGAATATTGTTGAACCTTATCTTCGTGATGTCAAGTCTAAGAGAGGTATCTCGGACTTCGTTGTCATTTGCGATGAGACAAACAACACACCTGATGTTATTGACTCTAACACATTTAAGGCAGATATCTTCGTGAAGCCTGCACGTTCTATCAACTTCATTGGTCTTACCTTTGTTGCTACGAGAACTGGCATCGCCTTCGATGAAGTGGTTGGTTCCGCCTAATTCAATCACCATTTACTAAATACACACGAAGAGGAATCAAACAATGGCCTACACAAATAGTTCAAAGATTAATGCAACAACCATCGACGACTTCAAAAGTAAGTTAGTCGGTGGTGGTGCTCGCCCTAATCTGTTTGAAGTAGAATTAGTTTTCCCTACTGGTCTTAACGAAAAAGACGCAAAAGATATGGGGAAATTCTTAGTTAAAGCTGCAAATCTCCCTGCATCTAACATCAACGTAATTGATGTTCCTTTCAGAGGAAGAAACTTGAAGATCGCTGGAGACAGAACATTCGATGTCTGGACAATCACAGTCATCAACGATACTGACTTCATGATCAGAAATGCTTTTGAGAGATGGATGAACGCAATCAACAAACATGATAACGCTACTGGTGAAGTTACACCAGCAGACTATCAGACTGATATGACTGTTAGCCAACTTGGTAGAGCTCCTAAAGGAACTCCTGGCAGTTTGGCTGGTGTGGATGAAGATGTGCCTATTCTCAGAAAGTATAAGTTCCACGGAACATTCCCAACTAACGTAAGTGCAATCGAACTTTCATACGATCAAACTGATTCTATTGAAGAGTTTACTGTTGACCTACAAGTTCAGTGGTGGGATGTATACGGAGCAAATAATGAGAATGTCTTCGGAACAGGACAGACAAAGCCAACTAAACTTGGAGCTGGCGACGGAACAGACACACAGGAAACTGATTAATTAAAGTGATATAAATAACTGGGAACAGCCCAGAACGT